ATAACATCCGATAGGCAGATTCCCCCCTGGGAAGCCTTTACTTCCTCAGGGAGTATCCTACCCATGGGTGAATTGTAAGTCTAGCGCACACTTTCGTGGTCACTGCGTAGATTTATGGCCTTGAAGGTTGTCTCTTACATGTAAGTGACAAGCCCCGTTAAGAGTCGTTAAACTCTCGAGGAACTTTCCTTGTCAGACCTAGGGATCTCGCAGCTCCCACGATGTCGCGGGCTAGCACCCCATAGTGTAATCGAGGTTGGCAAGGAGAAACTTCTTCCGGTACCAATATTTATCACTATTGCTACAAATACTAAATTGCTGCGAAAGATAGGGCAGCTAGTCCCTAAAATCCTAGCAACTTATGTACCTGTAGAATATAGTGTACGGGCACAGGAAGTTAAATCTTTCTTTGCTGAGGTTTCAAAGTTGGTAGACCAAAGAGGCCTAGAATGGACAGTTGGATATGTGAAAATATCTCGACTAGCCGTTACTAGGTATCTCTCTGGTCACCCACTCGAGACCTTACCAGGCGTAGAGCTTCGAAAAGGGTTTCCATTGTGGATTCTCTTTATGAAGCCTATGACTGAGTCTAGGGATGGAATTAGAATCCTTCTCACATGTTTAACATGTTTGAGGGGTTGTAAGTTCAAACCTATACTGGACCTTAGTACCATAGTTGAACCGTGGCGAGGGACTGACTCCATTTCGGAGAAAGAACTTCGCGCGGCCGCCTATGCTCTAGGAATCCGTAAGTCTCGTGTTGAGTTCACCTTTCCTCACATGTCAGTAAAACGGGGTCCATTGGGTCAAGCGCTCATGAGTGCACCTACGGAACTTACCTTATTGCCACTTCAACTATTAGAGAATTTAATTCTAATAGGTGGTAATAAGCTGGGTTCATTGGTGATATCACTCACTGATCGTCTTGACATATTCCAGTGGAGATCCGTTGCTGATGTATGGAGGGAGGCGTTTCCAACCAAGAAGTCTCCGCTTAGAAAGCTTAGCTTCTTCAGTGACAAAGAGGGTAAAACCCGAGTTGTCGGTATCATAGATTATTGGACACAATCAGCCCTGTTACCTTTACATAAAACCTTGAACGGTTTTCTGCGAAGGATCAGAGTCGATTGTACCTTTAATCAGAACCGATTCCTTGAGGTTCTACCTTCTGTTGGCCCTTACCACAGTCTCGACCTTCATGCCGCAACTGAC